TCACAGATCCTTCACGGCATAAGGGCGCAGGACGCGGCGACCGGGCTTTTCCAGTGCTGCAATCCGCCGCTCGATGTCAAAAACCGCCGCCGCCAGCTCGGCGTCCGAGCCATAGGTGACGCTCTTGCCGTCATAGCTCACGCTGCGCGTGCCGCTGTAACGCGCAGCCAAGAGTGCGCTGTGGCGGGATTTGAGGTCATCGAGAGTCATTGGGATCCATCATTCCATGTATTTGGGTGTGCTGATCTTCCAGCCGCGTCGCCGGGGCGTGGTTACTTGCCCAGCTTGCGGGGCTGTTGGTTTCTCAGGCGCGGTGTTCGGCGTGATAGTGACGGTCTCCACCCCGGCCTGTTTTTCGAGGCTTTGCCACATCCGCTCGTCGAAGCGGTCGGCCCCAAGGATCCAAGCGGCGGCGCGGGCATAGATCCGGATATCCAGTGCCTCGTTGCGTTCACGCATCTTTTGCCATTCCTGGCGGGCATAGCCGCGTCGGTCGCGGATCGTGACCAACTGCTCGGCCACCAGCTGTTTGAGCCATTCGCTGTCGGCCCAGTCTGGCAGGTGGATCGTGCCGGCGGGGTTGGGCGCATCGGGTTCCGACGGCCGCTCGATGCGCAGATAGCGATAGGTTTCAGCCTTGAAGGTGGCTGTGGCCACGGTCCAGAGCCGCGCGCCGCGCTTCAGCTTGCGCCCATTAACGGTGGCATCGACGAAGGTCGGCCCCGAGACCGGCGTGGCCCGGTTGAAGCCTTCGACACCCTTCACGGGTGCCACTTGTGCTACGCCCTGCTTGCGCGACCAGGCATAGACGGCAGCCGACTCGTAGCCGGTGTCGATGGCAAGTTTGGCCAGCGTCATGATCGCGCCCTTCTCATGCGCCCATGTCTGGCCAAGGAGTGCAGTCAGCCGGTCCCAGCAGGCCGGATCGTCCGGACCGCCCGGAATGACGATGTGATCGACTAGCCAGCTCTCGAGACCCCGGCCCCAGGCCCAGATGTCGACCTCGATCCGGTCCTTCTGCACGTCGGCCCCGGCAGTGAGGAACAGCCCGCCTGCGGGGATCTGCGCCGGGAAAGCCCTGCGCCGATCCGCCAGCCGCTGCCATTCCGGCGCCTCACCGCTCTCGGTCCAGGTCTCGCCCAAGAGCGTGTTGCGCGCAGCGCGCAGCATGTCGTCCGAGCCTTGGGCTGCAAGCCAGTCCCGCGCGATCTGTTCCCAAGATTTCCAGCCGATTGGCGAATAGAGCGCCGAGAGGTGGAAGCCGATGGCGTTCGGGTTGTTTGAGGCCGCAGTCGCCCGCCACTCGCCACATGCCAGCATCTCCGTCTTGTGATGTTCAGCAATGGGGCGTTCGCAGCCCGCGCAAACATAGGCCGCCGTTTCCGGCTGCCCCTTCGCCCAGCGCAGCCGCTCAAAACGCAGCCATTGCCTGTGGTTACAATGCGGGCAGGGCACGAAATACCGGCGCTGGTCGGAGGCCTCGAACTCGCGCTCGATGCGCGACAGCCCCCGGATCGTAGGGGTCGAGACCATGAACACCTTGCGCCGATGCGCAAAGGTGGTGGTGCGGGCTTCGGCCAGCGTGACCGGGTCACCTTCCTCGTCGGCCGAAGCCGGATAGGCGTCGACCTCGTCGAGAAACACATAGCGCGCGGGCATCGAGCGCAGGCCGGTGGCCGAATTGGCACCGGTCAGCACGAGGATGCCGCCCGGAAACTCCTTGGACAGCATCGAATTGCCGGCGTCACGTGAGCGCGCGGGGTTCACCCGCTCCTTCAGCGCCGGGCTGTCTTCGATCAGCGGGTCAATCCGGCCGCGCGATGTGCGTTTTGCCATCTCCAGAGTGGGCAGCACGGCAAGCATCGGTCCCGGCGCGTGGTGGATGACAAAGCCGATCCAGTTGTTGCCAGCCTCGGTCGCGCCGACTTGTGCGGCCTTCATGAACGTCACGCGCTGCGCCGGGTGGCTGGGCGAAAGCGCATCCATGATCTCGCGCAGATAAGGCGTGCGGGCCGTGCGATACTGACCGGGCTCAGCGGAAGCTCGCGACGACAGTTTGCGGTGCGCATCGGCCCACTCCGACACCGTCATGTTCGGATCAGGGCGGATCCCGCGCCGCCAGTGCCGCAGGATATCCTCGGCGCCTTCAAAGGCGAGATCGAGGCCGTCGGTTAGATCGCCGTCGTTCAGACTATTGTCGTGTTCTTCTTCATGCAAGCGAGACCCTGAGGTCGGCCAAGGCGGTGAGCTGCTCTCGGACATGGGTTTCCAGCGCCCTCTGCAGGATCGCAGTCTCGATCGTCACGGGCACGCCCGATGCCTTCTCCATCTCTGCGGATATTTGTGCGGCCATGAGGGCTGCGACCCGAGTGGGCCAGGTGACCCAGACATCGCGCTCCTGGCGCGCCAGGCGAAACACCAGCGTCTCTGCCCGTGCGCGGTCGACCAGAACGCCCTTTTTCTTCTGGATCGACAGCTGCCGTTCTTGCGCCTGATAGACCGTCAGCGCGGTCCGGGCCTTCAGATAGGAGGTGCTGTCACCCGGTCCGGAGACCGTATTTCCATCGCTGCTGGCTCCGCCACTACCCCCAAAGCCACCCTTTGAGCGCATTTGCTGATCCGGATCTGTCATCGCGACCCTGCGCGCATCCGAGGCGGCCGCGTTGATCGATCCATCGGCAAACAACACCAGACGGCCGGTCTTGCGGGCCTTCTGCAGGGCCCCGCGCGACAGGCCGGAATGGGTCGCATAGGCGCGTTCGCTTATACCTTCCATGGGGCTTTGAGTAACCTCAACATATTGAAAATAAACAGGAAAGATGGTCTATTTGAGTTGATTACACTCCCGGATAGAGCGATTCATGGTCTTGAGGAAGCGGGTGCATCGCGCACCCCCGGACAAGGGGCGGAGACAGCCATGCGCGCACAAGAACGGATGGGACACAGCTCGATGAGCGAAGGGTGGAGAGACCATACCAGCCCAGCCGAGGCACGGGTCAGCTGGGTCATGGACGAAGTCATGTCGGGGCGGATGAGCCAGGCCGACGGGATGGTCGAGATGGCACGCGCCCAAGAGATGATGCGCGCGGAAGCCCGCGCGCGGACCACCCACCCTGAACACCGCTGGGAGGAATGATCATGGCCAAGCGTAAACCCAGCCCCGAAGCCGCCCGTGACGCGCTGCTGCTCGACATCGCCCAGCGCCACCTCTTTCTCGAGACGCTGGAGACCCGCAATCGCGACCGGCTTGATTTCCACGACACCGCTGTCTGGGCGATCCGCTCGGCGCTGGTCGCTGCCTTCGATGCAGGCCGCCGCGCCGAGGCAGAAACCGCCGCCACCAATCCCCAATCCTGAAAGGACAAGATCATGACCGCCATCACCACCATTCGCATCGACCACGCAACGCTGCCCGATCCCCTCAACACCAAAAGCCCTGACGCCGCTGCGCGAATGATCGAAGCCGCGCTGCGCGAAGAGGGGATCGCGGCCGAAGCTTCGGACGTCTTCTCGCATCTCAAGATCGAACTGCCGACCGCCCAGCTTTCCGCCGCCAGCACTGTGCTGGCGAGCATGCAATTGATCTGAGGGAGGGGCCTATGAGCACGCGCGCGCAGATCGCCATCCAGACCGGGCCCGGGGAATGGGCCCATGTTTACATCCACTATGATGGCTACCCCGGCCACATGTTGCCGGCACTGGCGCGCTGGACGCCCGAAGACATCCTCGCCGCACGCGAGATCCGGCAAGTTCGCGCTGACAAGATCGAGGCATTCGAGACGCCCCGCGATCCGCCATTCCTGCCGCGCCCAACCTGCAAGTTTTGCCACCTTTACGTCTCGCAGGACGGGGCTTGGGTCGAGATCACCCCCGACAATTCCGAAAGGACCCTGCCATGACGCCAGCGTTCAATTGCCTGCCGGAAGGCGAGAGCCTCGTCGATCTCGCCCGCCGCGAATGTGCCATTGGTTTTGAGTTGCGCTTTTGCCGCAGCGTGGCCGTATCCGAGCACGACCGCGACACCGTTACCTGCGACCCGACCGAGGCGGAGTTCGCAACGCTCTATGCCCTGACAGATCTGGGCGAGGCCATCGCCATACATGATGTGGACCTCTCCAGCGCAGGGGCGGACGAGGTGGCAGCCGTCGCCCGCGCGCTGTTTGTCGCCATGATCAACGCGCGGCGCGATCCACCCGACGCGGCGCAGCGGCACGAGGTCGAGCAGGGGGCGCTGACCGATCCCCACCAGATATCATGATCATAAAGCAATGATATTACTCGGTATTACCTACACTAAACACCCGGTCAGAGCGATTGTGATTACACGAAAACGATGCAACTCACCCCCGGAGACCAACCCATGACCACCCGCCGCGCCACCGAAAATTCCAAAGCCCTCAACGCCTTCATGACCACCAAGCTCCAGATCCACGATATGCTGGCGCGCTTGTCAGCCCTCAGCGACGACCATTTTGAAGCGCACCCCGACGAGATCAACTGGGGCGATGTCGGCACCCTGAACCACTACGCCAGCCTGCTGCGTCAGATCACCGACAGCGCCTTCAAGGAGGGCGAACATGCAGCTTGATCCCGCCCAGCGCCACCAGATCAAACAGGATCCCACCATGCCGAAACTCACCGACACCCAGACCATTATCCTCACCGCTGCGGCCCAGCGCACCGACAACATCGCCCTGCCGCTGCCCAAGGGGCTGGCCGGAGCGGCGGCAAAGATGGCCGTCACGAAGATGATGACCCGCGGCTGGCTGCAGGAGGTCGACGCCAACCTGCGGCGCGGCGAACCCCTCTGGCGCGAAACGGGCGATGGCCATGGCACCACGCTGATCGCGACCGAAGCCGGGCTCGAGGCCATCGGGATCGAGCCGGTGATGGCGACTGCCGTAACCGCGCTGCGCGAGACGCAGCCGGACGCTGACCCGCAGTCGACCGCAGCGGACACGCCGAAACCGGTCAATATCCGCGCGGGCACCAAGCAGGCCCAGATCATTGCGCTGCTGCAGCGCCCCGAGGGTGCGGCGATCACCGAGATCGTGGCGGAGACTGGCTGGATGGCTCATTCGGTGCGCGGCATGATCTCCGGGGCGCTGAAAAAGAAGCTGGGCCTTCCCATTGCCTCTGAAAAGGTCGATGGCAGAGGCACTGTTTACAAGCTGGACGCGGCCTGACGCCCTGCGTCGCCGCACGGATCAGCTGCGATGTGGACGAGAGCACCAGCGTTCGAAAAGGCGGCGAAGAGTGTAGCTGCGCAGCAAGGAGATACCCACGAAGATCGCGCTGATGGCGAGGTTCTCGCCCAAGTTCGGATGCAGCCCGAACCATGGGAACACCACGATCTGGGTCGCCAGCGCCAGCGCATAGCCCACAGCCACATTTGTAATGGCCTCGATCAGCGACATGCGGCGCGACTGGGTCATATCACCGGTCCCAGAATCTGAAATTCCTCTCGGATGACCTTGGCGGTCTCGGTCGCCTGCAATTCATTGAACACGCGCGCTGCAATGCGGCCCACATTCACGATGATGCAGGCGTTCTCGTTTGGCGCGATCAGCAGCTCCTCGTACTCGGTGTGGCGCAGGAACTCACACGGGGCCTCAAAGGTGAGGTGGTCGTCACTCGGGCGGATCAGCCAAAGCACGCCGGCGCAATCATCCGGCGCGTCGATCCGACCCTGCAGAAACGGTGACAGGTGTTCTTGCACCAGCCCGAATGCGACAGACGGACCAAAGCCGAGCTTGCGCATGTCCTGTGCCGCCGCAACGGCCACAACATCTCTCCAGCTATACCAGCGGGCCTTTCCGGGCTTTGGCGTGTCTTCCGGCCGAAAGTCGTTCCGGGATATGGCTTGGTTCAGGTCCGCGCGTGTGATCGGAATGATCCGTATGAGGTCGGCGTTTCGCCAGATTGGGACGTCGATAGTCATTTCTGTCGTGTCTCCCTACCAATGGTGGTCTCGTTACGATTTTCCAGCTGTGCCCTACGCCCCGTCGCCATCTCCCACCGCCGCACGGCCACGTCGCAATAAACCGGGTCCAGTTCCATCGCGAAGCAGCGCCGCCCAGCGCGTTCGGCGGCGACGATCTGGGTGCCGGAGCCGCAGAACGGTTCATAGATCAGGTCGTTGGCATCGCTGAACGCTGTCAGCACAGCCTCGACCAATGCCACGGGAAACACCGCGGGGTGCGATCCGGCGGCGCCCAGTCCACCCTTATGGCGCATGATCCTGAACACGCTGTCCGGGATGCGGTGGCTTTGGATCGCGTTGCCGGTGCCGGTCTTGGCGTGGACGGTGCCGTCTGCCCCGCGCAGCCCTCCGCCGCCCAAGGTTTCGCCAGCGTGTTTGGAGGGGACGGTCTTGTGCGGTTTGCGGGGCGCGCGATTGAAGTGGAAAATGAACTCGTGTGACGGGGCCAGGCGGCCGTTCCAGTCGCCCGGCAAACCGGGGCCCTGATCCCAGACATACCAACCAAATCGCCGCCAGCCAGATACGCGCATCCATTCCACCCATCCTTCCCAATATGGCTGCCATTCGCTGTCGCGGTGCACTAGGCCGAGATTGACCAGCATCTGCGCGTCTGCGGTGACAGGTGCTGCGGCAAACACGCCTTGCATCAGCGCATCCCAATCGCCGACCTTTTCCTTGGCGGCGCCGTAGTCGCGCTGTTGGGCATAGGGTGGTGAGGTAAACATCAGCGTCGCCTGTTCGCCCTGCATCAGCTGGGCCACGGCGGCAGGATCCGTTGCGTCGCCGCAGCAAAGCCGGTGTTTGCCCAGCGCCCAGATGTCGCCCGGCTTGGTGATCGGATCGGCGGGTGGCTCGGGGATGGCATCGGCGGCGTCGTCTGAAATCGCCGGGCGGTCGTCGGCGTCCGCCAGCAAAGCTTCCAGCTCATCCTCGGGGATGCCAATCAGCCCGAGGTCAAAGTCCTCTGCCAACAGCGCCTGCAATTCTTGCAGTAGCAGGGCCTCGTCCCAGCCGCCCAGCTCGGTTAATTTGTTGTCGGCGATGCGATAGGCCCGGCGCTGCGCCTCGGTCAGATGGCCCAGAATGATCACCGGTGCTTCGGACAGGCCAAGATGGGCCGCCGCCAGAACGCGGCCGTGGCCCGCGATCAGCTCCCCATCAGCTGCCACCAGCACCGGCACGGTCCAGCCGAACTCCGCCATGCTGGCGGCGATCTTGGCGACCTGATCGGCGTCGTGGGTCTTGGCGTTGCGGGCGTAGGGTTTGAGGCGGGCGAGGGGCCAATGCTCGATCCGGCCCGGCAGGACTGGCGCATTCATGCCGCGTGCCTCTTGGCCTTCAGGTCGGCAAATGGCTCGCCGGTCTCGGCCAGCACTGCGTTTGCGCCGGTGAACTGCTGCCAACGCTCGATGGCCACATCGACATAGGCCGGGTTCAATTCGATCCCGAAGCACACCCGCCCGGTGGTTTCCGCCGCGATCAACGTGGTGCCAGATCCCATGAACGGCTCAAACACCGCCTGACCCGGGCTGGAGTTGTTCAGGATCGGGCGGCGCATGCACTCGACCGGCTTTTGCGTGCCGTGGACGGTCGCCGCGTCCTGATCCTTGCCGGAGATGTGCCAGAGCGTCGTCTGCTTGCGGTCGCCCGCCCAATGGCCCTTGCCGGTTTTCTTCACGGCGTACCAGCAAGGTTCATGCTGCCAGTGGTAATCACCTCGGCTGAGAACCAGCCGGTCCTTGGCCCAGATGATCTGCGACCGGACGGCAAAACCTGCCGCCACCAGGCTCTCGGCCACGGTCGTGGCATGCAGCGCGCCGTGCCAGACATAGGCGACATCGCCGGGGAACAGCGCCCACGCCTCGCGCCAATCGGCGCGGTCGTCATTCAGCACCTTGCCGGTGCGTTTGGTTTTGGCCGCGCCCGCCTGGTTGCGCCAGGACGGGTCATATTGCACGCCATACGGCGGATCGGTGACCATCAGCAGCGGCTTCACATCGCCCAGCAGCCGCCCGACCACATCGGCGGATGTGCTGTCGCCGCAGATCAGCCGGTGCGACCCGAGCTGCCAAAGGTCGCCTACAACGGACACTGGTGTGACCGGCGGTTCGGGAATGTCATCCTCGCCGTCGACCGTGCCGCCTTCCACCTGATCCGGGTCGCGCAGCAGGGCATCCAGATCCTCATCGGTGATGCCCAGTAGCGACAGGTCGAAATCTTCGGCCAGCAAACCCGCGATCTCGTCGCGCAACATCGCCTCGTCCCATTCGCCCAACTCGGTCAGCTTGTTGTCGGCGATCCGGTAGGCCCGGCGTTCGGCCTCGTCCAAGTGGCTGAGCCGGATCACCGGCACGTCCTTCAGCCCGAGCATCGCGGCGGCGAGCACACGGCCATGTCCCGCGATCAGCTCGCCATCGTCGGCCACCATGCAGGGCACGGTCCAGCCAAACTTTGCCATACTCGCGGCGATCTTGGCGACCTGATCGGTACCGTGGATCTTGGCATTGCGGGCATAGGGGCGCAGCCGGTCAATCGGCCAGGATTCAATCTGGCTCGGCGCGAAGACCAGGTCCAT